GTGATCCTCTCTGTTAAAAGGTTAGAGGAGCAATATTCTCGGTATCTTCGTGAGAGGGGAGCTAGGGTCTCTCCTTTTGCCAGGGAGGTTGAGGAGGCAACCTGTATTACCGTGTACACACAAAGGTTGAGAGAGTTGGCTTGGGGGGTTCAGATAGAAGGGATAACTATGCCTCCACAACAAGAACAAACAAGATTGGTACCTTGGGAGGTCATCAAAGCAGATGATGTACCTCGTTCTATACTAATAACAGAACAAGCAGAGGCCGCTCTCCACAAACCCACAAACAGAGGTAAGTACTCCCCTTATTTTGGGTCTGCTACAAGACTGAGAACAAAGAGGGCAACTCTTCAAGTTTTAGAGGTGGGGAGTGTGGTGTCTAGCATAAAGCAGCTGATGGAGCTTCATGGCTGGGTTAAGGGAAACCAGAATATGACCTCATTGATAGAACGACTAATCAGAGAAAAGACCACCCTAACCCCAGAAGAATTGCAGAAATACACAAAACAGGTCTATTCGGGCTCTCTGACACACAGACTGCCATGCCCCGCCTTGAAAAGAGGAGGAATGGCCAACCAGAATCTGAACCATTCCAGCTTTCATACAATAACCTCTGACACAGCTCTTGAATACGCAAAGGGAGGGACCAATTATACAATCTGCTTTCAAAGTGTGTTTCTGTATGGTCTTTCTGCTCTAGCTCACTATAAAGAGATGGGGGTTCCCTACCCTAAGCAGATGGGTCTCCATTTCACCTGTTCGTCTTGCACTTGGGTGCTTCCCCCGGAAAGCTTCGAGATGGGTGATCTCACCTATAAAGGTGTTCCTCTTAATACACGCATAGAGACACTGCATCACAAGGATGTTTTTGAGAGATATCCTCTAATAACGCAGGTAGATGAAGAGACTTCCTATGCGGTTCAAATGGCGAGGAAATTCGCAGCTTGGATTGTGAACCGAAGAATGGTTGATAAGATCACAGCACTGGACAATCGTGCGATGGAGGAGAATCTCACCCTCTCCTTTGTGAACCTCGCTGAGTTTAGCAGGTTACTTGTTCCTCTGTTTCTGAAATCCTTCATCTTCTATTGTGCCTTGTTCGACACATCGTTCTTCTCCAATCAGCTTGATTACTACAATGAGATTCTAGAGGGGTTCACCAAGAATCCTTATGACGTTCTCCTTGACAGTCTCAGAAGGTGTGGACACCTAAGATCCTTAATCTCTATGCAGTCCGATATGTACAGGCCTTCTTATGACAACACAGACCTCAGGATTCTTCTCCACAACATCATGACACGCCTAACAGAGGATCTGAAAGAGACTCTCTCGTCTGCGTACATACTAACCCATGAAGACACCATCAATATTGTGATAAGGGCAGTACAGGTTTGGCTTCAGGTAAATGAACTCCCTGATTACCTGAACACAGGATTAAATAGAGAAGAGTTAGACAAGAAGATAGAAGAACATTACTCCCAATATCCCTCTATTATGCCTATTTGCACCCTTACGGAAGAAGAGACCACACACCTCATAAGGACAAGGAAGATACCTGAAAACACAAACAAATAAATAGTTTCAGTATCGTTCGGGAGAAACATCGAAGGCTCTCGTCCATATTGAATGATAGATTTAATTTCAAGATAGATTTAATCCACCTCAACAGGATGAGGACGGAAACCCAAGTGAGGGATCAAGGTGCTACAAAGGGCCGGAAGCCTGGTTGGAGGGTCTCAGACAAAAAGGATGGACACTTGCTACTATTTTGATAATCCTGCTTGCTTCCTGGCGCTGCGGGACATCTGCATCCTTACTCGGACAAGGAGATAACCAGGTCATTCTTTTAAGAATACCCCCTATTGAATATCTGAGGGCCAAGAACCTCACAAGAGATAATTACGTCGACAATTACTTGACTGTCTTAAAGGATCTTTGTGAGAAGGCACGGATTGTTATCAAGCTCGAAGAAACATGGTATTCTCGCCATCTCTTTGAATACTCTAGGAAATATCACTATAGAGGGGTTCAAGTAAGCAGCTGCTGTAAACGCATAACTAGACTAGCAAGTGAAGCTAACCAAGTGGTTCCATCTCTAGGGGGGAATCTAGCAGGGTTTTTCTCCACAGGGGCGGTGGCGGCGGCTGAAGACTCTACACCAATATATGCGTACTTCTGCACAATAGTGGAGGCAGCCCTGCACCTCTATGAGGAGAACAAGTGGATGACACAGGAACCCTGGGAGTACGTATGTTGTCTCCTTCTGATAACAAGAACACTAGGGGGATACCCGATCACCATCTACAGTCAGCACTCGTGCAGTGCAGGATGTCCTTAGCACAAATCTTCACCTGGTAAGGACTGCTCTGAAAGACACCACACTAAAGAGTCAAATGAGACGAGCGTTCTCTCTCACTATAAGTAACCACAAGGACTTTCTATCCTTAATTAAAGACCCACAAAGTTTACCTATAGATATACCCCAGCAACCAGAAAACTATATCAAAGGAGAAATCAAGAAGGGGCTCCTCTCTCTAGTTGTAAATAAAGAAATAAGGAATCTGTTCACACTGGAGACAGAGAACGAGCAACAGCAACTCGTGCACGACCTAGCGCAGATAAGACCCTGTAATCCGAAACTACTAAACAAGCTGTATGCTCTATCTAATATAGGACTGCAAGAAAGATGGGCAGGTATGTTTGCCAACACGAGATCCATACAGCAGACTGCCTTCAAGACTTGGAGCAATGAATTGAGTGTGATCCTCTCTGTTAAAAGGTTAGAGGAGCAATATTCTCGGTATCTTCGTGAGAGGGGAGCTAGGGTCTCTCCTTTTGCCAGGGAGGTTGAGGAGGCA